GGGTTTTTAAGTCCCGCAGAGGCCGCCTGCATCGAATCCTGGTAGCGGTCGAGGATGTCCTGGCGGTTCTCGTTCTGCTGTTCTTTGACCCTCGACTCGATCATGTTTTGCAATTGCAGCGCCGTATGAGGGTCGAGTTCGGGTCGCGCGACGTTCAAGTAGTGCTGCGCCATCTGAACCTTGCCGTCGGTGAGCATCGCGTCCAGGTTGTCGGTGTGAAACTGGGAAAACGCCTCCTGCTTGGTGGCGTCGATCTGTTCCTGCGACCAGCCCTTGCGCTGCCCCATCTGGTCGATGGTCAGATCAATCGCATCGTGATTCGAGGCGATGATGTTCGGGTTGTTGTAATTCGCGGCCGACATTTGCTTCGACATGCGCACCGTGTCCAAGTCCGTCTTATCCGCGAAGGCCTGATGCTGCGTGAGTTCGTGGGTGTCCAACTGCTCGGTCAGTTGGTTCCGTAGTTGCGGGATCACCGAGTTCACGAACGCGAGGCGCGCTTTCGGGTCGGCGATCCCTTCGGCGATCTTCGCGGTGCCTTGATCGAATTGCGGCAGGTACTTGCCGGTGAGACCGAACGCATTCTGACCCTGTTGCGTGAACGCCCCGGTCTGCGGGTTGTGGGTGAGATCGAGCGTCAACGCCTGCGCTTGATTGTGCGCGGAAGCGAGTTGCGTCTGCTGCGCCTGCTGCGTGACCTGATCGTGCACGCGCTGCAACTCTTGCCCCGCCTGCTCGAGCGACTGTCCTACGCCCGCACCATAGGCCTGCGGGGAGACCTCCTCGGGTAGACGCGGATACGGTCGCCCCGGCAGGGAGTCCGGTTGGACGGAAGCGCTGTAGGTAAGGTCCGCCATCAGCCGGTGCCAGACCATTGGCCGTACGCACGCGCACCGCTCGTGATGAGGCTACCGAGGGCGCCCATGTCGCCTTGAGCGCTCGCCTGTTTGGCGCGGTATTCATCGCCCGCCTCCTGCACGTCGAACCCCCAGGCTTTCCGCGCCGCGTTGGTCTGGATGCGCGCGATGTCCTGGGCGCCAAGGTAAGCCGTCGTCTGCAGCGAGCGCAACGCCGAGCCCGAGGTCGTCAGGTTCGCGCCGCCAACCGATGCGCCCTGCTTGCCGAGCGTCTGCTCCAGGTGCTGGCGGTACAGGTCCGCCTGTTCCGCGCCAGCTTCGAGCTCCGACTGCCCCTCAAGGCCCGCGACCGCCGCGTTCTTCTTGGCGAGCATCGCGCTATCTTGGCCGGCTTGGAACTGGCCGAACGCGCCCATACCGCCACCGAAGGCGGTCAGATACGGCGCGTAGTCGGTGGCGCCTTTGGAATTGGTGAAGTCGAACATTACCCTGGCTCTCCGGTTTCCAAGTCGATCTGCCAGCCTAAGACCGTCAAGGGTGCCGGGTCGCTCATCTGCAGGCACACGGTCGCATCATCGTCCGGGTACGTCGGCAACTGGATGTTGAGCACGCCGGTGTGCAGATCCGGAGGCACCCCGTAGTCCTCGAACTCGCGCGTCTGGCTTGGCACTAGGTTCGTGAAATCCGGTCCCATGTAAAAATTCGCACTCGTGTCGACCACCACGGAAGCCCGCGCGAACATCTTGCTCAAATTGCGAATGCTCGGCTGATTCTGCACGTTGAAGTTCAAGGATTCCAGTTGGGCAATGTACGGCAGCCCCGCGTGCACGACCCCGCCGGCGCTCGGCAGCACGAGGCTGCCGTCGCTTGCCACCGTGCTCTGCGGCAGCACGCAGCCGTCCGCCTGCACGGCGACCGTGGCGCCCACAAGATTGTTAAGTCCCTCGAACGTGGTGTGCGCGAAGGTCCAGTTCGCGGTGGCGACGTTCTGCACTGAAACGGGCACCGGATCAAGAAAGGTCACCGGCACTTCGTTCGACTGCGTGTAGCCGTTGATGAGGAGCCGACAGAGGCGATTGCCGCTGCCATCGGTAAGCCAGACCTGATTGCCAAGCGTCGCATCGGTCGAGGCGAACGGCGTGCCGGAACTCGTCAGGATGCCGTAGTTGCCCGCCTCGTAGGAGCCTGTCGTGGTGACGTTCATGGTCGCGGCCGTGGTGTTGCGCCCGTCATAGGTGAGCCCGGAGTCGACGAAAAAGTAATCGTAGATCGTGGCCGCCTCGCGCGCGGCGAAGCGCTCGATGTAGCGCACCGTCTGCCCGTTCACGGTTCGGCGCACGATCACATACGTCGAATAGCTGCCGTTCTCAGGCACTACGCACACGTCCTCGAAAAACCCCGCCGTGGTCCAGCGCGCCCAAGCGGTGACCTGCTGCTCGGGGAGGTACGCGCAGACACATAAGACCCCATCGGAGCGCACCACATAAAGCAGCCCGAAGGGCTCAGGCGAGAACGCCATGCGCGTCGCTTCGGTGCCTTCCGGGAACATCTGTCGGGCAAAGACGGTGAGTTCGGTGCCGACGAACTTGTCGTATTGAAACTGATACGCCAAATCCCGGATCTTCCGCCCACCCCACTGGCAGTAAATCACCGTGTCCCCGGTCTGCACCGAGGGGATCGGCTGTTCGCCGTAGTAGTTCTGCGGCAGCAGCGAAATGTCGGACGGGGTGATCGCCCCGACTTGGGAGGAGTGCGTGATGCGCCAGATCTGGGAAGCGGTGCCGACCAGCAGGTCATTTAAGGGAATCAAGTCCACGATCGGATTCTCGCGCCGCGCGTTGATCGTTGCGGTAATTCCATCCGTGTCGACCTGGGGGGTGGAGACCCCGAAGTTGATGTACACGGAGGTCTGCGAGGTAAAGAACGACTGCGGCTGACCCGAGCAGCCCCCGAAAACCAGTCGGTCGTTGAAGTACACGACGGTGGCGGGATAGCCTTGCTCCGGGGAGAACGAACCGAACGCCCAGTAGGTCGACAAGCACAGGCTTTTCAACGGCGTCGATGCTCCCGTCACCAAATCCGGCTGACTCAAAGTTCCCGTGACCTGCGCGATGTACACGCTCGCGCCCGAGGCGGGAGCGGTGTAGAAGGTCAGCGAGGTAGCCCCCTGATTGATCGTGTAGGCACTGGGGTCTTGAAAGACGCCGCCGACCGTCACGTAGAACTGATTCGGGTCCGCGGTGGTGATGCCGGTCAGGAACGGGAAGGTGTACTGAGTGCCCGTGCCTGCGAACGTGAAAGGCCCGACCACGGTCTGCGGTCCACCCACCACGGTAGGGGGAAAGTTCGAGTAAATCCCCTCGTAGGACTGCACCGTGGCAACGACTTGCGTGGGGCTCAAGTACTCGGTGATGAGGGCGACGCCTGCGTTCCCCGAGACGAACTGCCACGAAACCCCGGCCACGTCCGCGGTGACGGTCGACACCCCATTGCCGTCGTTCTGCGTGCCTTGCGTGTGCACGGGTTGAAAGGCACCCGTGGCGGTGTTGCTCGTGGAAGCCTTGGCGTTCACGCACAGGTAAATCTTGCCGTTGCTGCGGCAGTATTGACCCACCGGGGACACCGAACCATTGGCGATGTTGGTGTCCGCCTGCCAGGGCTGAATGGATGAGAAATACTGCTCCTGGATCGTAAAGAGCGAGCCCACGTGCGTGGGGAGGAAAATGTTCGCATTGGCCGTGAGCGTGACCTCGCCCTGGATCGCCGAGGCGTACACCGTGGTCTGCCCGTCGGTGTTCAAGTCCTGGAAAGGGCCATTCACGTAAGTGGGCGCGGTGAAGCTGAAACTCGTCGTCTCCTCGCGCTCCAGCTCATAAGGCGGCTGCGTGGTGACGACCACATTGAGCACATCGGCGCTCTGCGCCCAGCGCAGGTTCGGCAGATCCTGAAACGTGTACGGCGTGACAATGCCGGTCTCAATCGTCGTGCCGTTCGCGAAAATGTTGGTGAACCCTGCGGCGAACTCGCAGACGTAAGACTGCTCGTTGTTGTAGATGAACGGGATCAGGTACGAGCCGTTCGGTGTGGCGCTCGCACAGGTGGCGATGTACTCGAGGCCAGGGCGGTTACTGACCGCCCCTTCGGCGCGCACGAAGAAATTCAGGCAGGTGGAAAGTGCGCTCTGGTAGAAGCTCGCATCGGTGCGATTCGCCGCGATCGGGCTGCACTCGCCCTTGACGAAGCTGACCTGGGAGATGTCCACGCTACCATCTCGCTTGAACGGAAGGACTGTCGCGCTCGTTGTCCTGCTGGAATTCGTTCAAGACTTGCGCGAGGGCCTCGAGGCGCGCTTGCTTCGCCATCGCCTGCGCGTACTGCACCTTGTTCGGGTTCGCGGAGCGCAGCGTCATGCCGACCTTGTGGGCGATCGACCAGGCCAAGGCATCTGAGAACAGCACGTCGAACTGCGCGGTGTTGGTCACGCATTGTATGTAAAACAGGTACAGCGGCGTCGTGGCGCTCGCGAGGATGTCGCACACGAGCATCAACTGCCCTGGGTTTGCCGTGCTCTGCACGATCTTGTAGGGGATCTTTTGGACCTGCGGGGCGATGCCGATCGAGCCCTGCCAGTAGTTGGTCCAGTAGGAATTGCCCGAGCGTTGGCCCGCGTAGGTCGTGATCGCGATCGCCTGCAGGCAGTCGTTTGGATACACGTAGCCATACTTCCAGCCAGGAAAGGCGTACT